ACGGACAAATGGATAATCTCAAATTAAGTATAACATAATAAATCAAGTTTGTCAAATATAAAAATTTATCGGCACGCTACGGCACAGTCAAACGTGCGAAAATATATTTACAAAAAGGGGGAATGAATATGTTAAACAAAAAGTACATAAAGCCTGAAAATTATATTGTGATACAGGGGTTTATGCTGACCGAAATGGGTCTTAAGGGTGTTGCGCTTTTGGTATATGCGATAATATACGGTTTTTCTCAGCTTGAAGGACAGGGGTTTACCGGAAGCATTCGTTATCTTGAAGAATTCACCGGAAGCAGTCGGACGAGCGTTATAAACGCACTTAAACAGCTGACTGACAAAGGCTATATCGAAAAGAAGAACATAACGATAGCTGATATTCCGAGAGTGGAATATAGGGTCACAGAGGTCAGGGCGAGCGAAGAATCAAAAGAATCACAAACCGAAAAAGCTGATGATAAGGGTAGTAAAGAAACTTTACCATATAGTAAAGAAACTTGCCATGAGGTAGTAAAGAAACTTAACGGGGGTAGTAAAGAAACTTTACCCAATAATATAAATAATAATATAATATATAATAATATTAATAATAACGGGTGCGCGAGGGCGTATGACTGTTATGAGAAAAATATCGGCGTAATAAAAGAATGCGTGATGCAGGAGATAGATTCATACCTCGATGACGGTGTGGAGGACGAGATGATTTGTGCCGCTATAGAAGATGCGGCAAAGGCATCAAGGTTTACCTGGCATTACATAAATGCGATTTTATCGGACAAGGTCAAGAAGAATATTAAGACGCTTTCGGCATACAAGGCAGACCGTGAGGCGTGGGAAAACAGGCGGAATACTCAGGCGAAAAGCTTCTCAGCATCACCGACGGCGAGACCCGAGGCGGACGAGCTTTATCCCGAACGCAAGCCGACCGATGAAGAACTGGCCGACTATATGGCGGCGTGGGGAGGCGGCGGAAAATGAGCAACAATATTCCGATAGACGAGGGCGCCGAAAGAGGTGTTTTGGGTTCGCTTTTCTTAGAACCGGAGCTATATTCCGAACTTTCAAGGGTTGTCAGTACGGATGATTTTTCGAGTGATAAAAACCGCGAAATATGGGCTTCCATGGTCGAGTGTATTCTGGAAGGACACCTTGATCTGGTAGTTCTTGATGCAAAGCTTAAATCAAGAAAAACTCTTGATAAAATCGGAGGAATAAAAGCTGTCGTTGACATCGTAAACAACACGCCGACCTCAGAGGCGGCAATGAAATATGCATCAATCGTTGCCGAATACGGCGAGCGCAGAAGGAAGCTTAAAGGGTTGAACCTTGCCGCGTCACAAATCGCAGACCTCGGAACAGACATATCCTCTACCGACGAATTTATTCAGAATGTGATTCTTGCTCCGACCGGGAAAGGCCGAACCGTTGATTTCGGCGGCGCGTTTGAAGAATTCAAAAAAGATTATGACGAACGAAAGGCACGCGGAAACACCTTGCCGGGGATTCTCACCGGCTATCCCGATTTAGATATAATGCTTGGGGGCTTTGAAAAGGCAAAGATGTATGTTGTCGGCGGCAGACCGTCTATGGGTAAGACCGCATACGCCTTAAATATTGCGGCGCGAATGGCAAAGAGCGAGCATATGGTTATGTATTTCAGCTTAGAAATGGGACAAGCGGAATTGGTTAAACGTGTTTTAGGAATAGGCACGGGGATTCCGATTAAAAAGATGAAGACTTGTAAGTTGACCGGTGAGGAAGAAACGAAAATTTCCGAATACAAGGAAAAGCTGAATAAATATTTCCTGATTAACGATACAAGTTATCAGACTATGGCGGGAATTATGACCGAGGTAATAGGAAAGAACGCCGAATTATCAACGTCCGGGCGGTACGTGGAATGTGTGATAATAGACCACCTTCAACTGATTTCCGCCTCTGCGTCGAAGTATACCGACCGAAGAAACCAGATAGGTGAGGCGTCGAGAATGTGCAAGATTATGTCAAAGGAATTAAAGATTCCCGTCATTGTATTGTCACAGTTATCGAGGGCGCTGAAGGATAGGACGAGCTATACGCCGCGGCTTACCGACCTTCGGGAATCGGGAGACATCGAACAGGACGCGGATGTTGTTATATTGCTTCATCGGGACGGATATTATGACCCCGAAGCAGACCAAAAAGAGGCAAAGGCCTATGTGGCGAAAAACCGCGACGGTAACACCGGGGTGGTTAAATATTCGTGGTACAAGGACAGAAATATCTTTGCGGAAAACACCGATCCGAACTGTGAAATTATGTGAGGTGATAAACGGTGAATAGAAAGAACAGAAAGAACAGAAAATGGGAGGATTGGGAAATCCAATACTTAAAGGATAACTACGAGACGGGAAGTATGACCGTTATCGAAATGGCTGCCCACATCGGTCGGACGTATGGTGCGGTTCTTACCGAAGCCAAAAAACTCGGCCTTAAAAGAAAGCGGAAAATCTATCCGCAGCAATACAGAAACAGAGTAAAAGTAAAGCCGCGAGAGGTTCAGGACGCAAGTTATACAAATATCTGTGCATCGGTGCTTGACGGCGACAGCTTTGAGAAGATTGCGCGAGACACAAACCGCCCTGTTGAGCAGGTAAAAGAAATTTACGAAGCAGGGGTAAGAAAAGGCAGACTTGACGCGATAAAGCGTTATCGGTCGGACGGTTACGCGGGGCAAAGTCACGGCATTATAACATTCCGAAAGGCTTTAAGTGGCAGGGCTGCAAAAACGGATAAGGAGTGAGAACGATGGGAAAGAAAAAGAATCCGGTTATAGCCGTCAGACAAAGTGATTTGAAAAGAATCAAGAACGAGATAACAACACAGGCGGTAAATGACGCGTTTTCATTATTTCTGATGACGCTTTGCGACAAGTGGGGGTTCGGACACAAACGCCTGAACCGCTTGTACAATGACATCAACGCACAGGCGAAACTTGTCGATGACGGATATGTGTCAATTTCGACATTTAAAAAGATTTTGGATGATGATTACGGGATAACGATTAAATAGGAGTGAGAGAGATGAACGAAAGATTTTTATTCAGAGGAAAGCGTAAAGATAACGATGAGTGGGTTTACGGTTGGTTGAGAAGTTTACATAGTTATGATCCGCAAACAAAACAAATAAGCAGTATTTATTTTACGGAAATATCAGACGATTTACGTAGTCGTGCGGATATCATAGTTGATTATAAAACAGTCGGACAATACACAGGTTTGGAAGATAAGAACGGCAAGCTGATATTTGAGGGGGATATACTTGAAAGCAGAGCAAGTGAAAATAAAGAGGATTGGAAAAAATGGGTTGTTACCTTTTCTGACGGAAGTTTTTGCTTTGAACGAGAAATTCCAAGAAAGCGAAAACACAAGTATGAGCAGAATTTGTTATGCATTGATGAAATTGAACTATATGGTTTAATTGTAATCGGCAATATTCACGATGATGATTTGTTGGAGGTAGAGATATGACAGACAATGAAATTATAAAGGCTTTGGAGCGTTGTTTTACACGAGGATTTGACGAATCGACTTGTTATGAATGTCCTTTTTATACAGCTACGGCGAAATGTGCGGAAGATTTAAGAGATAGCGTCCTCAACCTCATCAGCCGACAAAATAATTTAATTGAGCAACTCGGAAATGATGTTAATAGAAAATATAATTTACTTTGCAAGATGGAAGAAATTTTAAGAAATTTAAAATCCGAAGCAATAAAAGAGTTTGCGGAAAAGTTGACTGATAAGATTTCTGTATATAGCAAATATGTTGATGTTGACGGCATTGTTATTCTTAATCGTATTTTTAGAATGATAGAAGATGTTGAAAAAGAAATGACGGAGGTGCAGGAATGAAAGCGTGGCAAGCAAATTCAGAATATAGCGAAGGTTCAGTAGTTGTATTTGCCGAAACTGCGGGCAAGGCGAAACAGATAGCATTAAAAACAGATGAATTATGCGAAGAAAGATATGTAGACATAAGGGTGAATAGGCTACCTAAAATAGACCGTTTTTACAAAGAGGGTAAGACAATTGGTGATTGGGTCGATGACGAAGATATACGATTAGAATTAGTAAAAGAATATAATTGGGCTTGTTTAGAACCTACATATGAGGAATGCAGTGTATGCTTAGCAGAAAAATACTGTAATTATAGTGTATTGGAGGAGGAAAACGAAAATGACCGATAATGAAATTATAAGTATTGACGAAGCAATAAAAGAGTTTGCGGAGCGGTTGAAAAGAACATCGTAAAAGAAATGACGGAGGGGAAATAAATGCCTGACACAAACCTATACATAGAAGAAGCCAAACACGCAATAGGACTTGACTATAAAAAACCGTATCATCGGCACGGCAGAGCATTTTATAAACCATACAGAAATTATTTTTGCGCAAAAAAAGACGATGAGATATGGAATGTTCTGCAAAATGCGGAATATGCGAAATGCAGTGACGAACACAATGGATGTGTTGACTTTTATTTAACCCGTGACGGTTTAGACTGGCTCGGCGAAGAATTAGATATTAAAATTTACAATGAGGAGAGGTAACAAATGAGCAACGATTTAAAAGAGAGAATTCAAGATGCGTTTTCAGAGTGCTATGCTTTAGATGAAGTTGCAAGACTGTATTTTGATATTAGATTGGAGTGTGAAAAGCAGCTTGAGTATATGAATATCAAAATTGCCAAAGAAATGCAAGAGAATGGAGTGATAACAAATGAAATGTGAAAATTGTCCCTTATTTGAGAGTTGGAGCAATGAAAGCGATAGCGGAGAAGCGTGTGCGATATTTGGTGATGCGTGGGATAGCCAATTTCAGTATGAGGATAAACACGGTGAAGTTATAGGATGTTATATCGAAAAAGCATACATAAACAAAGTCGAAAAGGGAGTTTACGAAGATTACGATGAAATGGCTAAGAATATTGATGAAATGGTTAAGGAAATTGATAATGGATTATTTTCGTGAGGACGCGGAAAAGAAATTGGAGGAATTGAAGAATGAACACATCTGAAATAAACAAAGCCGCAATCGAATATTACGGCGAGGAAGTGCAAGAAAATCAATGCATAGAAGAATGTGCCGAGCTGATACAGGCGATTAATAAAAAACATCGCGGCAGAGAACATAATATACCCGAAGAAATCGCAGATGTTGAGATATGTTTGGAACAGCTTAAAATGATTAATAACTGCGCCGATGAGGTCGAACGGTACAAAACGGCAGAAACAGAACGTCTGAAAGAGAGGATAAACAAATGATACTTAAAAACAAACAGGAACGCGAGAATTTCATCAACAATTATAAGGCGTGGGGCGTGTGGAAAGAAGTCCCCGAGCTTAATTTAAAGTTTTACCGCTATGAACTTCCGACAGGTGCGGTAATTATCGTGACCGAGTATATGACGTATACAAGTAAAAAGTTTTGTCTCATTCTGCCCGAAGATGATGAGTACACAAAAGAGAATACATACGGTGCGGAATATTTAAGGACCTACACGCCCGACAGCACGTCGACAGGCACCATTGCTGATTATATGACACAGGCACCATTGTTGATTATATGACAAAGAATAGAGATAAAATCGATGTATAAGGAGGGGCAAAATGTTAAAAGAAGCGTTATATGCGTACTGTGATAATATTAAAAAGGAATTTGAGCCTAAGATGGAAATCATCGACAACATAAATCACCCGTCGCATTACACGGACGGGAAAATCGAGGTCATAGACTTCATAGAGGACAAGAAGCTTCCGTATCACTTGGGAAACGTGATAAAATACATAAGCCGTGCCGGCAAGAAAAGCCCAGATACAGAGCTTGAAGATTTGAAAAAGGCGCAATGGTATTTAAGCAGGTATATCGAATTAAAAGAGGGAGCAGATAAATGAACAACTTATCCTACCTCCGCCGGAGGAGGCAAAGGCGGAGCCTAAAATCAATTTGCGTCCACCTCCGCGGCGGAAGGTGCGATATACTGAATCGGCTGTACTGCAAAAACGGCATATGTAAGTGGTATAAACAAAAGGGGGAATGAAAGGAGTGCGTAATGTGAAAGAAAGAGATTTAAAATTATCCGGGTATAATATATCAAGAGAAAAATATCGAGAGTTAAAATATTTTTGCTTGCAATATCCCGAGTGGAAACATCAGCTACAAACTTTGACGGATGATGTGAAGGCACCGATTATAACGGATATGCCAACGGCTCATAACGGAACGGACAGCACAGCAACGTTGGTGTTAAGACGCATAGAATTAGCCGAGAAATGCGCTCTTATTGAACAAACAGCACAGGAAGTCTGCGGTAATACGTATTTGGCATTACTTAAAAATGTGACGGAGGGATTACCTTACGAAAACATAATTGCGTATAGCGGACGCAGGCAATTTTATGAAGACAGACGTAAGTTTTTTTACAAATTATCAAAAAAAAGATAAATTTTTATAAAAAGGGTAACTCAGGGGACATACTTCCGTGTTATTATGATATTGTGGTAAGTATGAAAAATAATACAAAGCCCCTTGCGGGCAGTAAAAGGCGTTCGATTCCGAGCGTCTTTTTATTTTGGATTTACGGGAAAGAATGTTTCATAATTTGCGTTGGGGCGGGGCGCGGAAACATAAAAGTGAGGTGAGCCAAAATGGCAAAAGGAAAATATAAAGAATGGTTAGAGCCTGATGGCTTGCTGCTGATTTCGGCGTGGGCAAGAGACGGACTGACAGATGAACAAATCGCGCACAATATGGGGGTAAATGTTCGGACACTTTATGAATATAAAAATAAATATCCGCAGATTTCGCAGTCCTTAAAAAAGGGCAAAGAAGTTGTTGATTATGAGGTTGAAAACGCCCTTTACCGCGCGGCACTTGATGGGAACATAACAGCCATCATTTTTTGGCTTAAAAACAGGCAGCCCCAAAAGTGGCGCGACAAACAACAAGTTGAGATGAGCGGAGAATTAAAACACATCAATCCGTTTGAGGGACTTACAACAAATGAATTAAAGAAGCTGGTCGGTGATGGATAAAAATGTTGTGCTTGGGGCGATGCTTGAACTTGCAAGACGCGAGTTTTGGTATTACTGCCGCGTTATGGCCCCCGATTTTTATAAGCCCGAGCGGGGTTACTTAAAAACGCTGTGCGATGAATTTCAAACATTTACCGGAAGCGATGACAGAATCCTTGTTATAAACGTTCCGCCGCGTTTCGGAAAATCGAGAACGGCACAAATGTTTGTTGAGTGGTCGCTCGGAAGAGACAAATCCTTAAAGGTTATGACCGGTTCATACAACGAAACGCTGTCAACGGTGTTTTCAAAGAATGTGCGCAACGTAATCGATGAGGAGAAGGCGGATGTTAATAAAACGGTATATTCGGACATATTCCCAGATATTAAAATCAAGCACGGTGACGGTGCAATGAACCTGTGGAGCCTTGAGGGCGGTTATAACAATTATCTTGCGACATCACCGAGCGGAACGGCAACAGGCTTCGGCTGTAATCTGATGATTTTAGACGACCTTATTAAATCCGCGCTTGAAGCGCATAACGAAGACCTGCTTGAAAAACATTGGGAATGGTTTGTAAACACAATGCTGTCAAGGCTTGAAGAGGGCGGAAAAATAATTATCATAATGACGCGCTGGGCAACGAGAGACTTGGCGGGACGGGCAATGCAATTCTTTAAAGACGAGGGTTGGAAGTGCCGACAGGTAATGATGCAGGCGCAAAATCCCGACGGCACAATGCTTTGTGACGAAATATTATCGGAGGAATCATATATAGCGAAGATAAAAGCAATGGGCGAAGACATCGCCAAAGCCAACTATCAGCAAACGCCGATAGATGTTAAGGGACGGCTTTATACAGCGTTTAAGACGTACCAAACGCTTCCGACTGACGAATACGGAAATTCGTTGTTTACCACCGTTAAGGCATATTGCGATACTGCGGATACGGGCGCGGATTATCTTTGCAATATCATATACGGGGTATATAACAAAGAGGCATATGTCCTTGATGTGTATTACACAAAGGACGGAATGGAAATAACCGAACCCGAGACTGCGCGGAGGCTTATGAGCTTTGGCGTAAATGAGGCGGATATAGAGAGCAACAACGGCGGCCGCGGCTTTGCCCGCAACGTGCAGGAGCAGCTTCGGCGGCTCGGCTCCAACCGCTGCCGTGTGGAGTGGTTCCACCAGAGCGAGAACAAGGTCGCAAGAATTCTCACAAACGCAACATGGGTACAGGACCATATTTATTATCCGGTCAACTGGCGTGACCGCTGGCCGGAGTACGCAAAGGCCATGCAGCATTATCAGAAAGAGGGCAAAAACGCCCACGATGACGCTCCCGACGCGACAACCGGCGTTGCGGAGCAGTTCAACAGGAAAGGAGGTGTCAGCGTATGGTGAAAGTAAACAGCCGCACGATTCAGCGGCTTTTGCAGGGACACGGGCAGTTCATTCGCGAGGCGGACGAGGCGCGGCGCTATTACAGCAACGTCAACCGCATCAAGCAGGACAACAGCGTTTTGCAGCGGCAGGCAGAGACCGAGCAGACACTCGGCAATCCGCTGCACCTCGCGGACAACCGTATTTCGCATTCGTGGCATAATCTGCTCGTGACGCAGAAGGTTTCCTACGCGCTGAGCTATCCGCCGGTGTTCGATGTGGGGAACAAGACCGCTAACGAGCGGATTGCAGAGATTCTCGGAGATCAGTACACCGCAACGGCCATGCAGCTCGGCATTGACGCGAGCAACACCTCGGTCGGGTGGCTGCATTACTGGCGCGGCACAGACGGCAGGTTCCGCTACCACACCGTAGACCCGGAACAGATCGTGCCGGTGTTCTCCGGTACGCTGGAGAGCGACCTCGTCGGCGTGCTGCGCTGCTACACCATGCTCGACCCGCAGAGCGGCCAGACCGTGCAGGTGTGCGAATACTGGGACGACACGACCTGCCGGTTCTACCGTCAGAACGGCGTGTCCGGCAACTACACCTACTTCGAGTATCCGGAAGTCGGGCAGGAGCTGCGGCACGGCCTCGGCGCGGTGCCGTTCATCCCGTTCTACAACAACGCCGACCGGCGGGGTGACCTGCCGCTGTACCGCGACCTGATCGACGCCTACGACAAGGTGGTTTCCGGCTTCGCCAACGACATGGAGGACGTGCAGGAGGTCATCTTCGTCATCAAGAACTACGGCGGCACGGACAAGACCGAGTTCATGAGCGACCTCAAAAAGAGCAAGCTCATCAAGGTCGAGGGGGACGGCGGCGTGGACACCATCCGCGCGGAAATCCCGTTTGAGGCGCGGAACGCTTTTCTCGAAAGAACCCGCCGTCAGATCTTCGTCAGCGGCATGGGCGTTGACCCGAATCCGGAGAATTTCGGCAATTCGTCCGGTGTGGCGCTCAAGTACCTGTACAGCCTGCTGGAACTGAAAGCCGTGATGCTGGAAACGCAGTTCCGCAGCGGTTTTGCCGAGCTGGTACGCGCTATCTGCCGTCTGGAGGGTATCGCACAGCCGAAACGCATTCTCCAGACATGGACACGCAACATGGTGCAGAACGACCTGGAAACCGCACAGATTGCGCAGCAGTCGGTCGGCATTATCTCGGACAGAACCATCCTCGCAAACCATCCGTGGGTAGACGATGCCGAGAACGAGCAGAAGCAGCTGGAAAAGGAACAGCAGGCGGCAGCCGAAAAGCAGCCGCAGTTCAGGTTCCCGCCAAAGGACGGTGTAGGCGATGGCAGCAGCGGATAAGCTGAACGGCGCCTACTGGCGCAAACGTGCCATCGAGCTGGCCGAGAAGCAGAAGCAGGAAGATGATGACCTGTGTCTGCGGTTCCATCGGGAATACGAGCGCATTCTGCACGAACTGGACAAGGAAATCTCGATTTTTTACGCCAGATACGCCGCAAACGAGAGCGTCAGCATGGCAGACGCACGCAGGCTGCTGCGGGATGCAGAGCTGGAGGACTTCCGGATGTCGCTGGACGAGTT